AAGACCCATGACCTTCAATTTTGGTTTTGCGTATTGTATGCCCTCATTGTTATACACATTCATGATATAGCGTTTCTTTGCAGTCCATATACCACGATCTGCCAATGCCTCTCGTTTCATCTGCATCTTTTGTGCATACGCATTCATATACGAAGCAAGATCTTGATAAGCCTCATCAATAAAAGGTTGAATTTTAGTTTCACAAATCTTATCCATGAATGTGATGATTTTTGCAGGCTCAGTTGATTCGATACGATCACCAAAAGATCTGCATACAATCCCATCAAGTGTAAGATAAATGCTATCTGTATCCGATGCAACGACATAATCAACATTCTCCGTTTTTAATAATTTGTTAATATATTCATTAATACGCAACTCAATCCAACGAATGGATAATTGACCAGCAAGAGTTATTGCCTCCGCTATGCGAATATCAAAAAAACGAAAGTGCTTATTTCCCATTGCACCATAAGCTGAGTTTAACGACAACTTTTTTGCAAGTTGAAGATTATTGTATCGTGCTATACGTTTTTCAATTTCGTAGCGCATATCTTCGTTCTTGCAATTTTCTAACTCTTTCTTGGCTTGAAGGGCCTTTCTCTTATATACGAAACGATCTTCATACATACGCTCCATTATCTCAGGAAGAAATCCATGAATATCTCTACGAAAAAATTGTTTGTTTGGTGTAAATGTTACATTTAATTCTTTCAACGCAGATATGTCTACATTTTGAGAAAGAAGCTCATCAACTGAAATTTTATTACGCAATATATCATGCATCTCTTTTTTATAGTTGGATGCTTGTACAAGTGTTTCAGGTGAAAGATTATATTGCATGATTAAATGTGGATACAACGAATTTAAATCAAAGCTGGCCATCCATTTGTGCATACCAACAAGCGGATCCTTGACGAATGCACCTTCATATGCAGCATTCTTTTCATTTTCATTCTTTGGAGGAATGACAATGTTCTTTTTGCGAAGATGATTGTATATCAACGTATCCCACATACGAACCTGTGTAAATACATCTTCATAGTTTGTCTTGGAATCATACGCAAGAGTAAGAGCCAGCTCAATCAACTTCAACTTGTCGTCAAGCTTTTCCACGAGACGAACGTCATGAATATTATATTCAATAAATTTCTGATAGTTTTTACGATATAGATGATCTAGACTATCATACTCTTCATATGATATCTTTTTTTCGTTAAGCTCCACATTTGCAATATTATTAAGCTTATATGATTCTTGAGACACACCACCTGGCGCAAACTTACGATACATTTCAATGTAATCAAGTGTTGCAATTCCAAGCATTTCATACGCAGTATTTGTACGACCCATGATTACAACTGTACGATCACTAACTCGTCCCCAAGGAGATAGACGATAGACTTCTTTCTCACCAAGAATTTTATTGATGCGATTGACAAGATAAGGAAAATCAAAAAACTTAATATTCCAGCCGGTCACAATATCAGGATAGTTTAATGTCCAATGATCAAGAAATTTGTTGAGTAGATCAATCTCGCTTGAACATTTTACATATTGAACATCATATTTTATTGTGGATGCATCAAATGTGCCACAACCGAAAACATAATATCTGCCATTAGATTTTATCGTAATGGCAGTAATCTCTTCATTAGCAGCAGTTGGTTCTGGAAAACCATTGTCCGATGCAACTTCAATATCAATGATGGCTATATTGATTTTTTCAATATCCCATTCGATATCGTCTGGATGTGCATCTGAAATGAATGCATATTGATAGTTCGTGTTTCCATATACTGTAAATCCACGAACGTCTTTATATTTTTCAACGAATTCACGACATTCTTTGATTCCACCAGGGTGAACTGTATCAACATATTCACCAAAAAGAGTTTTATATTCCGTAGATTTTTTGGAAGATACATATAGAGTAGGTCTATATGGAATCTTTCCTCGTATTTTTTTACCGTCTCTTATTCCACGATAAAGAATGTTATTGCCAAGAACAGCAACATTCGTATAAAAATCTTTTATCATTCTTGCATAATATCATAAAAAGATGAATTATACAAGAAGAGTTCTTGGTGGAGTAATGATTCCTCCAAAGATAGAGTTATAGTTATTAACCATCTCTTTAATTGGTTTTGCTTCATAAACAACATTATTTTTTGTAATCATTACGGATTCGTTTTCAGCATATGGCATCCACGGTGCCAAACCAATTGAAGGTTGCTGCGGATTTGCTCTACTAGGAACAAGTGCTACAATCACAGCATTTTTGATTGAATATGAGAGACCCTGATCAGTTACATCACCAAGAAGTTCTTCTCCAGTAATTAACTTAATGATACGAATATTAGACATTTTCAAACTCCACAAAATAGTCATAAACACCACGAGGAATCCAACGATAGGGAATTAACATTTCGCGCCCACGAAAATCCTCAAGATCAATGGTCGGATCAACTTCATACGACCACAGAACCCACTTACCGTCATAGCTACGCTGAGTAAATTCAGTCTTTTGCATGTTATACTCCTTTATATACTTTCCAATTGGAAACGGGCATGATACCATAAGCCCGACCGATTCTTTGCTTATATGTAAGAACAAAGTCACCGGCGATAGATATGCGTCTAGGTTTTAGATCATCCAGCGTTTTCACTGGAGTGTCGGGAGACCCAGAACCATAACCCGACGTATAGTGAAATAGTTTGCCTGGAAACATGTACATTTGTCCTTCTACAGGATTGAAGTACCAATTTGTACTATTCCATGTGTTCCAATTATTGATATTGGTATTTCCAATACCATGAAACAATTCGTTTGGAGAACGTTCAATAGCAAAGTTTACTGGTTTATTTAGATTCTCTGGAATTTGAATGTAATAGACAAAAGACAAATGCGAATCAGCATGATTGTGATAAGGTGTATGAAACTCCGTTATGATGTTTAGCCATGTCTTTACGAGATTCAAATCAAATTCGTCATTCAATTCCAAAGTTTTTAAATATTGAAATGCATTTGAAGCTGCAAATCCAAATATGTCACTCAATTCTTCATCATGATGAATGTTAACATTACCAGTAGTTTCCATGGAATAACCATGTTCATCCATATGATGTAGAACTCTATTGAAAAACCTTTGCTTGAAATCTTCTTTCTTATCATAATGAAACTCAGCTACGAGCGTAGGAAATAATGCGTGTGTAATCATGTCCATAAACTTTTACGAATCTTGATCAAGCGAAGAAGCATTTCCTCTTCTTCTTTTGCATATGCTTCTTCTATTTCGTTAAGATTTCTAATCAGCATTTGCTCTTTTTGTTTTTCATCTTCGGAACGATTATTATGATGTTCAAGAATGTCATGACCTTGTTCACGACGCAAGTCGAGATATGCAGACCAACCAGATGCGTCTATAGGATCAGGACGAGTTAGATATACTTCCTTCCACCATTTGTAGAGTGCAAGTGTTTCCTTTGCTGTCTCCGCATTAACCTTGTTTTCATCACCCTCAAGATCAATTTCCGATTGAAGATATTGAATGCCAAGTTCTGGTGAACGAAATCTTTCAAATAGACCACGTTTGCCGGGTTCCTTACCCCACACAACGTTCATCCACGCCTTTTCGCATTCAACGAAATTGACCAACTCGTTGAACAAGCCGTGAAGAATACGAGTGTCTAAATCATAATAGTTTGGTTCTAGACCAGTATGAAGAACATTGTATTTGTGAGTCGTGCGAAACTTTATCGCATGGATTGTATCATCCCACAACTTGCGTTGAATATCTTCACAAATGTCCTTGATTTTTTGCCAAACAACAAGTTGACAAAAATACATTATTGGACGATTCTTTTTTTGCTCTTCTTGCCATTTTGACCATTCATTTAATGGAAGAGCGACTGGTTCTTTTATTTTTACTTTGTTTAGTGCTTCTGCGAGTGCGTTCATTTTTAGGATCTTCATTTATGGTCTCCAACAATGAATCGGCATATGTAAATATCCACATTCCACGTTCTTTATCATATGTAGATTCTTTGATTATAGTACAACCATACTTTTTTGTCAATAATTTTGCAAGACTTTTGCTTCCATTTTCTGAAAAGCTGGTTGCAATAAGTTTATCAGATTTCATTTATACTTATCAATCGCGT